AGGATCTCGAGCACGACTTCGCGCCGCTGTTGCTGCCGTGTGGCCTCTACTCGTACCACTTCCATCCAACCGGCGACCACCACCTGGCGGGCATCGACAGCGCCGCCTACACGTTCATCGCTAGTCCGTTCTCTGTGGGCTGCTGGATTCGACCCAACGCTATCGCCTCCAACGTCATGCTGGCCAAGTACGATTCGGCCGGCAACGCTGAGGAGTGGCGCTTCTGGATCGATGCCGCTGGCTTGCTGGACATGGAGCTGCACGATGCCAACGTGAGCGCAACGGAGATCGCGGTCAGCGCCGCGGCTGTCTCTCTCGGTCAGATGCAGTTCGTTGTCGCTACCTACGACGGCACGCCGGCGACGCCGCTGGTCTACCTGTACGTCGATGGGGTTGCGGTCAACGATGGTAGCACGGCCGAGGTAAACGCCTTCGTGGACATGGAGGATACCGCCACGCCGCTGACCATCGGCTGCGGCGGAGTTACGGCCGCGCCGACGACGGAATTCCACGGGCGAATAGCCATGCCGTTTATCTGCGGCAAGCAACTGTCGGCGGCTGAGGTCGTCACACTCCGGGACATCATGCGGCCGATGATCGGAATCGCGTGAGTAGGGAATTAGCTGGGGCTGACGCCTGAAAACGTCAGTCCCAGCCGAATAGCGTTAGGAGACCCTGATGGTTCTCTCGCTCGTAGCGGGTCCGGCCACCGAACCCCTGACCGTCGCGGAAGCCAAGGCGCATCTTCGCCTTGACGCCGCCTATGGCGAGCCCGCGCCGACCGCGCCGACGGTAGCGCTCGTGGCGCCTGCCGCACCCGGCAACGTCGATAATGGCGCCCATCGCTATCGCGTGACGTTCGTGACGGCTGACGGTGAGACTGAGGGCGGCGACATCTCCGCTGTCGTGACGGTTGCGGACAAGACCGTCAACGGCAAGGTCCTGGTATCCGCCATCCCGGTGGGCGGCAGCGCCGTCACCTCGCGGAAGCTTTACCGCACCGCCGCGGGCGGCACGGCTTATCTCTTCCTGGCGACGGTCGCTGGCAACATAACCACTACCTACACCGACAACATCGCGGACGCCAGCCTGGGTGCGGCGTGCCCCACCACGAACACCACGACCGACCCGCAACTGAACGCGCTGATCAAGGCCGCGCGTCAGCACGCCGAGACCTTTACCCGGCGCGCATTCATCACGCAGACATGGGACTTGGATCTCGACTACTTCCCGACCGAACTCATCCGTCTTCCCCTGCCGCCGCTCCAGACCGTCTCGAGCATCTACTACGTCGATGCCAACGGCACACTGACGCTATGGGCGGACACCAAGTATAGCGTGGACGCACCGGCAGGCGATCAGGCCGAACGCGGGTCCATAACGCTCGTGTACGGCGAGACCTGGCCGATAACGCGGGACATAGTGAACGCCGTCACGGTGGAATTCATCGCCGGCTACGGCGCGGCGGCGGCGGTTCCACAGGGAATCAAGCAGGCCATGCTCCTGATGATCGGCCAGTGGTATGACAACCCGGCTGCGCAAGACACCATGCCCGCCGCAGCGAAGGCGCTGCTGTGGGCGTATCGAGCGCTGGAGGCGTGATTATGGCCCACCTTATCAATTCGGCAGAGACCGAATTAGCGAAGGCGCTATGTGAGATGGCCGGGATAGACGTGCGGGAGGTTCAGCGGGTCGAACTCATCATGGAGGTTAACTGCGCGACAGTGGTTCGTCTCAGGGTTCTTGCGCTAGATGGTGAGCCGCCTGTCCAGACGACGCATTCCCTGCTGCATGAGTTCAAACTCGTGCCGCTCGCCCGGAGGAAGTAGCGGAATGAACGCCGCTACTCTCGACCGACGGCTCACGATAGAGCAGTACACCGAGGCCCAGGATGACTACGGCGCGCCGGTCAAGACGTGGACCGTGCTGGAGACCGTCTGGGCGCAGGTGACGCCTGTACGGGGCACGGAGCGCTACGTGGCGCAGCAGGTGAGTGGAGAGGCGGAGATGCGCTTCCGCATTCGCTGGCGCGAGGACGTGACGGACAAGATGCGGCTCTACTGCGAGGACGTCTATTACAACATCACCGCCGTCCTGGAGATCGGTCGGCGCGAGGGACTAGAGATCATGGCGAAGGCGTTTGTCCCGTGATAGACACGAGCGTCACCATCGAGGGTTTGCCCCACATGCGGGCGCAATTCGCGGAGCTCAGCGACAAGATGCAGCGTGCCGTCATGCGAAAGGCGCTGAAGCAGACCGGCGCGATAGTAGTCAAGGCGGCTCGGGCGAAGGTGCCTGTGCTGACCGGCACGCTCAAGAAGTCGATCAAGTCGAGCGTGAGCGTGAAAGAGCGCGGCGGGTCCTATGTCGACATCGGTTGGGGCCGGAAGGCGTTCTGGGGGCTGTTCATCGAGAAGGGCACGAGCCGCCGAGCTGCCCGCCCCTTCTTGCGACCGGCAGTCGACGAGAACCATCCGCAGATATTGGCGAGGTTCACCGAAGCCTTGAACGAGCAGATTCAGGCGCAGGCGGCGAAGGCGAAGGTGGGCTGATGGCGGAAAGGGGTCATGGGATGAATGGGAACGGCGTTTGCCCAAGATGCGGCAAGTTCCTCGACGATCACAATGGATGGCTCCTGGCGTCCGGTCCCTACTGCGTCCCCCCGAAGCCGAAGGAGGTGCGGTAGATGGCGGATCTGGAGACCGTCCTGCAAACACGGTTGACAACCTTCGCTGGGCTGGCAGCCCTCGTAGGCCCGCGCGTCTATCCGCTGAAACTCCCGCAGACGCCCACGATGCCGGCCGTGACGTACCAGCGCATCGGCGGGCCGCGCGAGAGCGGTATCGCGGGGGAACATGGCATGGCGCACCCGCGGATACAGGTCGATTCCTGGGCATTGACCTACGGCGGCGCGAAAGCCGTGGCGGAGCAGGTCAGGGCGGCCCTGCAACGCTGGTCGGACGCGACAACGACGCCCGTCATCCTGGACTCATTCATAGGCGGCGAGATCGACCTTTACGAATCCGAGGTGGAACTGAACCGCGTCAGCATGGACTTCATCATCTGGCATCGAGAGTAAGGAGAATCGATATGACCATGTACATCCAGCGTTGCCGCAAGTTGCGGCTCCACCGGCCAGGCAAGCCGGACCTCGTGTCAGCGCGCCCCATCGACCGCAAGGGGAATTATGCGGACGCCAACAAGCCGACGCTGATCGAGATCGGCGCCGACTGCGCGGTAGACCCGGCGCGGCTCTTGAAGCTCGGCGCCATCGAGCCCTACACGCCGCCGGTAGCCGAGAAGCCGAAGGTAAAGGAGGCCACCAGTGGTGAAGCAACCAGCAAAGTCAGTTAGCGTCTACTTCGATGAGTTTGCCTTCTCGGGCTACCTGAACTCGACGGAGCAGACGATCACGCCCGAGACGCCCGTAGTGAGCAGCTTGGGCGATGCTGGCCCCCGGCGCCTCGTGGGGAATTACGACGTGGGCCATTCCGATCAAGGCTTCATGGACACGGCGGACGATTCCTACGACGAGCAACTGTTCACGGCGATGTTTGAGAGTGGCGATCACTACCTGAGCAAGATGTGGGCGGGCACTGCGGAAGCCGCCGTCGCCTACGACAGCATCGTGAAGATCAGCGGCGAACCCCGATCGGCGGCAGTCGGCGGCGCTATCGTGCTGAACTTCGACAGCCAGGGAGCGGGCGGGCTCGTGCGCGGCGTCGTGCTACGCAACGCGGATGTGGTTGCGGCTGGCAACGGCACGGGCCAGAACACGGGCATCACCGCCGCCGGAGTAGAGTATGCCGTCATCTTCCGCCTCATCGCCTTCGTAGGCACCGACATCACCATCACCGTCGAGGACTCAGACGACGATGGCACCGATCCCTGGGTCCTGGTTGCGGGCTTGACATCGGGCGCGTTGGCGGCGCCGGGTGTCGTGCGCGCCAGCACCGTGTTGGCGACAAAAGCCTGGAAACGGGTCGCCATCACGGGGACAATCACGTCCGCCACGATTTTGGTCACGGCGGGCACGGTAATGGGGACAGGCTAAGCTTTGAGGAGGCCCTTCTGTTGAAGTTCGCAGCATCGGCAACCGGGGCAGTGATAATCGCCATCGCGCACCCCTGCGGGCTGGCTTACGCGCCAAAGCTCCAAGTTCTCCGGGCGGTTATCGTCGCGCCTTCCGTTCTTGTGGTGAACCTGTTCGTGCGGTTCAAGGCGGCGGCCAAGCATCTGCTCCATTACAAGGCGATGCTCCAGGACGTAACCCTTCTTATCCTTGTGGGGATGTGTCGGATTGTAAACCGTAAAATAGCCGTTGCCCGTCTTAAACCGGCCTCCTGTCCAATTCGGGTGTTTGTCTCCGCGACCCGGACAAGGGCGATGTTCCCAAAGATAGAATCTCCCATCTTTCGAGCGGGGATATTTCGGGATGCCCTGGGAAGTGAGCCAAGTTGTAAGGCGTTGGCCACAGCCACAACCACAAAGCGTCTCAGGTGTAGCTACTTTGATCTTTCCAGTCCCACGGCGACAAATCCCCGCTTTCTGGGCATGGCCGATTTTATAGCGAACAGGATGATAGCGGTGAAAAGGTTGCGGGATAATCTGCTGACCGCATCCACAGGCGCACATAGGAATCAAATCGGTAGGCATGAACTGCACCTCCTAGGTGTAGTCTAGCATGAATATGGAGGTATAGTCAACCATGGCAAAGCTTGCAGCGAAGGCGTGTAATCTAACAATCGACGCGGTGCCTTTGGAAGATGACGTAGATTCGTTCTCGCTCAACGTCAC